ACAACTGCGTCGGCAGCCGATAACTGGTTTAACGCCACGCCTACTGCAACAACCTTCTACGTTTTTGGTAACGACCCACATTCAAATCGGGCAAATGGCTCGTTTGTCGCCTACCTCTTTGCCACATGCCCCGGCGTATCCAAAGTCGGCTCATACATTGGCACCGGAACAACTCAACAGATCAACTGCGGGTTTACGGCTGGCTCAAGGTTTGTTCTCATCAAGCGCACAGACAGCACAGGCGACTGGTACGTCTGGGACTCCGCACGGGGCATAGTTGCGGGTAACGATCCATTTTTGCTCTTGAACAGTACCGCAGCGGAAGACACCGGCACGGACTACGTTGACACCTATTCCGCAGGCTTTGAAATCAGCTCCACGGCTCCCGCTGCAATCAATGCCAACGGCGGCTCGTTTATCTTCTTGGCAATCGCGTAAGGAACACGGTCATGCAAGTACGGATCAGGACAACTGGCGCGGTAATTTTTGAGTCGGAGCTTCGCGCATGGCTCCAGCAAACTGATGGCCCGTCATACGACACACTGACGCCAGAGGTCATGGAGGCCATTGGCGTTGATCCCGTGTTCGAAGGCCCGCAGGCAACAGGTGGCACAGTCTACCAGTTCAGCCAGCGTGATGGCGTCGAGCAGATCAGCGGCAACTGGTACACCAAGTACATCCTCGGACCAGTGTTTGCCGACAGCACGGTTGATGGCGTCACCACAACTGCTGCCGAAGCCGAAGCCGCATACAAGGCCACCAAGGATGCAGAGCAGTCTGCTTCAGTTCGCACCAGCCGCAATGACAAGCTGGCAGAGTGCGACTGGACGCAGATTGCTGACAGCACGGCAGACAAGACAGTATGGGCTACCTACCGCCAATTGTTACGCGATGTTACAGCGCAAGACGGGTTTCCGTGGAACGTAACATGGCCGGAGGCACCGTGAAATGACTGGACCAGATGAAACACTGAAGCACGTTGCCGATGCCGCATCAGTCCTCACCGTTGTAGGAACATTAACAAACGTGCTTCCACATGCAGCAGCCTTGTTCACGATCATCTGGACCAGCATACGGATTTACGAGACTGACACTGTGCAGCGTTGGTTGGGCAAGAAGCAGGGGTAAGGTAATGGTATGGACCCTGCCACAATCGCTCTCATATTTGGCGCTGCCAAGACGGCATATTCTGCCGTTCAGCAGGGCATTAAGATCGGCAAAGACATCAACTCCATGTGTGGGGATGTTGCCAAGCTTTACGGGTCTGTCGCCAAACTAACGCAGGCCAGCAAGTCACCTCCGAAGCCCAAGCTGTTCAGCAAAGTTACAGCCGAGGAAATAGCTCTAGACATAGTAGTCAAGCGGCGCGAGGCGGCAGAGTGGGCAGAGAAGGTCAAGAATGACTTTGTTGCAATCTACGGTGTGCGCGGCTGGGAGGAAGTTCTTAAAGAGGTCATCAGGGTGCGAAAGCAACAGAGGCAACTGGAAGAACAGAAAGCCCGTGAAGCCCAGCAGATGCGTGAGGACTTAACTCAACTGGGGCTGGTTGTGTTAGCCGCGTTAACGATCATGGCAGGACTACTTGCCCTAGCGGTTTGGATGGCATAATGGCAAAACCACCTGTCAAGAAAACAGCAGCAAAGAAGCCCCCGGCAAAGAAGCCTGTTGCTCGCAAGAAGCCTGTTGCCAAGCCTGCTGAAGTCGCCGCACCTCCCAAGCCTCCCGGTGGACCAATCGACAAGGCGCTTGATCTCGTAAAGTGGATCGACAGCCCATTCAAACTGGCAACAGTTATCGGTCTGGGCGTTTTTGGTCTGGCTGGCTACATCATCTACGAGCAGCAGGACAAGCTTGTCGGCTCAATGCTTAGTCGCGATACGATGCCTGTGTTGATGGACGATCAGCATGTAGCTGGTGCAGGTGGCCTGCTGATGCGCGATCTCAGGGCTGAAGCCGTCATGATCCATTCGGTTGACCTTGGCAAGAATGCCCGTACCACAAAAGTTGTCCTGTCATCAGATGGCAGATATTTGCCGCTAGAGGGTCGCAAGGGCGCATTCTTCAGTGGATCACCAGCCAGAAACCGTGCGGCAATTGCGATGCTGAATGGCGAAGTAGCCTGTGAGCCGTTTGAGGCGTCATCTGATCTTGGAGACTGGTTGCTAAGTCGCAACGTGACCTATCTATGCCGAGGTGCAGCGCCACCGGATGCAGGCCATATGGTCGGATATGTTGCAGTTGCTTTTAAGCAACAGCCGCGTGATATAATCGCTGTGAAAGCCCGAATTAACCAAACAGCGCGTGAGATCGCAAAATAGGGAGAATGTAGATGAGAATGTCAGCAGCCGGTCTAATCATCCAAACTTCCCCACCTTTTTCCTTTATGGATTAAATACAAAATGGCTGCGGAAACGTCCAAAAGTTTAGATAGCTCGTTAGGGTTGGTGATCTGCGACCTCAACAACTTCCTAATGATGCGAACCTGTTCTGCTGTCAGCTTGTGGGATGGGTGCTTTTCCCCGCGAAGGTCAACAAGCCCAGTTGCCCATTCATGCTTTGTGTTGTCGGACAAAGACATCCATTCGAGGTTTTCTGGCGCGTTATTTAATTTGTTCCCATCTATGTGGTTGACGGTGGCTCCATCAAAATGTCCTTCAACAAAAGCAAGTGAAACTGCTCGATGGACAAGAACCTTTCTCCGAACCTTGTTAACCATAAACGCTATTGTTAAGTATCCATTTTGTGCCACATATGGGCTAACGATCTTTTCACGTAAAAAGCATTTTTGCGGCTTCCCGTTTTTAATAAAATTAGCAGAACGTGCTAACACCTTTACTCGGCCAAGATTAGAAACCTCGGCTATCTCCTCCCACCCTTTGATGGGTTTCCAAACTTCCTCAACCATTAGGTGTCTCCCATGAGAATGAGCCAATCCGGTAAAGACATGCTCGTTGATTTTGAAGGCGTAAAACTAAAGGCATATAAATGCCCCGCCGGGGTATGGACTATTGGTATAGGAGCAACAAACCCTCCAGTCAAGGCAACAGATGAAATTACAAGAGAGGAAGCATTTAACCGGCTAGATCGCGATCTAGTCCAATACGAGGATGGCGTTCGTAAGTACGTCAAGGTTGACCTATCGCAGGGCCAGTTCGATGCTCTGGTTGACTTTGCCTACAATGCGGGTGTTGGAGCCTTGGCCAAGTCCACGCTGCTGAAAAAAGTCAACGCTGAGAAGTTCGACGAGGTTCCTGCCGAGTTCATGAAATGGACTAAAGGCGGCGGGCGTGAGTTGCCGGGTCTGGTTCGTCGCAGGCGTGCAGAGGTCAAGCTGTGGCGTGGGCTGGAAACAGACATCCCGGCGTCAATTACTCAGACCAGATTTCAGCCTGACCAGCCCAAAGCCCGCAAATCAATTGCCCAGTCCAAGGAAGCCAATGCTGCTGTGGCCGCTGGTGGCTTGGGTACGATTGCTGTGGTTCAGGAAGTCATGCCGATGGTGCGTGAGGGCGGTGATCTACTAGGTTCCTTGAGCCCGACGATCCTGATCCTGTTCGTCATCATCGCAGCGGCTGGTGCAGTCTGGTATTTCCGCAAACAGCGTCTGGATGAGGAGGGATCATGATAACCTTGCTGTTTAGTCCACTTGGGCGGTACATTGCCATCGGCGGCGTCTTGCTGGTGGTCCTTGGCGGCATTTATGTTAAGATCAAATCCGACGCCGTTTCAGAGTTTCAGGCCAAAGCAACATCCGAGGCATTAAAGAGGACACAAGATGCGATTGCTGCTGGTGATGCCGCTGCTATTAGTCCTGAGCGGCTGCTTGAGTCTGACGGGCACAGGCGGGACTGATCTTGTCGCTTGTGCCGTCTGGCGCGATGTGTCGTGGTCAGCAAAGGATACACCTCAAACAATTACCGAGGTGAAGGTTAACAATGCGCGCCGTGAAGGCTTTTGTGGGAAAAAATAATGGCCCTCGCACCAATTAGCATCCCGCCCGGCATCGTCAAAGCTGCGACCCCGTTGCAGGTGAAGAACCGTTACTGGGATGGCAATCTGGTGCGCTGGCGTGCGGGCAAACTGCTGCCTGTTGGTGGTTGGGAGCGTATCACCTCAACCCCGCTGTCCAGCACAGTTCGCGCTCTATTCCCGTGGGCAGGTACAAACGGCGGCATCTATTGCGCGATTGGCTGCGAGGATAAGCTGTTCGTTCTGAACGGTGCGACATACACAGACATCACGCCAGCAGGGTTTACCGGGTCCAGCGCAGGCGTATTCGGTGCATTTGGCACTGGCGACTACGGCGACACTTATTACGGCCTAGACACTAACCCAACATATCCTCGTGACCCGACACAAAGCTTCCTGCCAACATTTTCATGGACAATTGACAACTGGGGCGCAGACATTCTGGCTGTGGCGTCTTCAGATGGCAAGTTGCTCCATTGGAATGATGGTGAGGCAAAAGCCGAAGAAGTTGGGATTTCCCCACTGGTCAGCATTACACGACTGACTAATGTTGCGACCGCAACGGCAAGCAGCCACCATGGGTTTACGACTGGAAACACGGTTATTATTGCAGGCAATTCGCTTGTTAGCCTGAATGGCACATACACGGTTACCAGCACGCCAACGCTGTTCACATTCACCTACGCAAATCCGGGGACAAATGCCACAGGATTAGGGGGGACTGCGAGCGTGCCACTTGAGGATCGCTGCCCGATCAATAATCGTGGTGTTGTGGTTACGCCAGAGCGACACGCCGTGCTGATTGGCGCAGGTGGGAACACTCGCCGTGTCGCGTGGTCGGATCAGGAAGACTACACAAACTGGGACTTTGCAGACCCGACAAACACGGCGGGCTTCCTCGACCTCGACACCCAAAACAAGATTACCATGTGCGCCCCTGTGCGTGAGGGGACATTGATCTGGACTGAGGACGAAGCATGGCTGATGCGGTATATCGGCGCGCCGTTCATCTACCAGATTGAGCGTATCGGCTTTGGCTGCGGCCTGATTGCCCCGAAAGCATTTGCAACATTTGCTGGCCGGTGTGTCTGGATGGGCCGGGAGAGCTTCTTCCTGTATGACGGCGGCACAGTCCGCCCGCTGCCGTGCACTGTCGGGTCATACGTTTTCGACGATGTTGACCCGCAAGTCGGTAGCTTGTGGACGCACGGTTCAGAGAACAACATCTTCCCAGAAGCATGGTTCTGGTATCCGTCTGAAGGCTCGGCTGTTCCCAACAAGTGCGTTTACTTCAACTACGCTGAAGAATGGTGGGGTATCACAGACACCATGACGCGCACAGCAGCCTGTGGTTCCGGTGTGTTCCAGTTCCCGCTGGCGGCAGATGAAGAAAACGACATCTATCAGCAGGAGAATGGCTGGACGGCTGCGGGTGTACCGATCACAACTGCCCGGTTTGCTGAAACTGGCTCGATTAACGTGCAAAACGGCAACACCATCAGCCACGTCAGGCAGGCAATCACCGACAGCGGTTACGCCTATGACTCGACACAGTTGACGTTCTTCTCCTCATACACGCCAGAGGGTGCCGAGACGACCAGCGGTCCATACTTCCCAAGGGCGTCAGGCTACACAGACATGCGGGTATCCGGGCGAGACTTCAGGGTCAAGGTTGCCGCAACCGAGGATGGCGAGTGGTCGATTGGCGAGATGCGCCTTGAGATGACAGCGGGGGGTGGGCGATGATTGTTAACTTACCGACGCCGCCGACAGGTTATGACCGCGAGTATTTCCGGTTTTCGTTTTCACTAATTGAGCGGCTGCTTCAGCGCACTGTCAACACATCTGAGGCTGTGCAGGGCATCTTGTTGCGTGCACCCAACGGCAGCGTGTGGAAGGTTGAAGTCACCAACGCTGGCGCGTTAACGACGACATCTGTGCCATTGGGTCAAACCGGGGCTCCGACATACTGATGGAACATGCACATCTCATAGCAAGGCTTGAGCGGGCACTGGAACATGGTGGCGGCGGGTATTCCGTGCCAGACATCGTGGACGGTCTAGAGCAGGGCCGGTTCCAGATATTCCATAATGCAGCAGCATTAGCGATCACTGAAATTGTGCAATGCCCACAGGTGCGATACCTCAACATTTTTCTTGCTGCCGGTGAACTCAAGTCTGTGGTACGGTTGCACAACAAGGTTGAGAAATTCGCACGCAAGCATGAGTGCAATTATATGCAGGCCACAGCCCGTAAGGGTTGGGAGAAATTCGAGCCACAGTTTGGTTGGCAATCGACCCACACAGTTTATACGAGGAGCCTAACATGAGCGGTGGTGGTGGACCCCAGACGGTCGTTAATAAAACTGAAATCCCAGAATGGGTGCAGGCTGCTGGACAGCGTAACCTGTCTGCCGCTTATGACGTGTCGCAGTTCATGCCCGGCCCGTATGAAGGCCAGCGTGTAGCAGCCCTTGCTCCCGGTCAGGTCAACACCATCGGTGCAATCGCCAACAATTACGCGATGGCCCAGCCTGCGTTTGCACAAGCGCAGCAGATGGCTGCAACCTCTGGTGCATATCAGCCGTCACAGGTTACGGCTGGGCAGTTGTCTAGCACTGATCTATCGCCATACATGAACCCGTATACTAAAGATGTGCTCCAGTCGTCGCTTGATACGCTGAACATGCAGCGGCAGACCGGGCTGAACGCGGCACAAGAGGCTGCAAATAAAGCCCGTGCATTCGGTGGATCGCGTCTCGGTATCCAAGAAGGCGTCGTCAACGCAGCAGCACAGCAACAGGCTGGGCAACTTGCGGCACAGTTAAACGCTCAGAACTTCACACAGGCACAGGCTGCAGCACAAGCTGATATGGCCCGCCGGATGGAAGCGCAGCGCCTCAATCAGGGTGCCGGACTTCAGGGCGCAGGTCTTGGGCTTCAGGGTGCACAGACGCTTGGCAGCCTTGCAGGTGCCGGACAGGAATCATTTCTCACCGGAGCCACTGGCGCGCTTGCAGCACAGACGGCTATCCAGCAGCAGCAGCAGCAGGAACTCGCAGCGGCGCAGCAGGCATACACTGAGCAGCAGCAGTTTCCGTTGCAGCAGTTGCAGATACCGATCCAAGCCCTTGGCATTACGCCATATGGTCAGACAAATACGCAGACGAAATCTGGTGGCGAGTCGGGCAGCGGCCTGATGACAGGTCTTGGTGCGGCAACCTCTGCACTGTCGATCTTGGCGTCTCTATGATTGATACCGCGCTCCAGTTTTCCGGTGGCAAAGACAGTTTAGCCTGCCTGTACCTTAACAAGCACAGGTGGGATAATCTGTATGTTGTCTGGCTAGACACGGGCGCGGCATATCCTGAGATGGTTGAATATATGGAGGGCTGGAAAAAGCGCCTCCCGCATTTCGTCCACATTAAATCTGACCAGCCCAGTAACATAAGAGCACGCGGCTGGCCTGTAGATGTTCTGCCGGTTGAAAATACCCTGATCGGCAAGATCATCAGCGGCAGCGAAAGCCAACTGATGCAGTCGAACATGGATTGCTGCGCCACGAATATCTGGTTGCCGCTGTACAATGGCTGCGTGAAGCTGGGCATTAAGTATCTAATGAAAGGCCAGCGCAACGATGACCGTCGCAAGTCTGCGGCACGGCATGGGCGTATAGTTGACGGCATTGAGTATGTGATGCCGATACAGGATTGGACTGAGGAGCAGGTGTTTGAGTACCTGAAATCAGTCGATGCAATCATGCCGCCCGGCTACGATGCAGGCGAGAAAACAGGCCGCGATTGCTGGGATTGCACGGCCTATCTGGATGACAACCGCAAACGGGTGTATAACCTGACAGGTGAGAAGCGAGCAGAGATGCTGCGCCGTCTGGCTGTAATCGACGCCGAGATCGACAAGCAATGGGTGCGTTAT